GATGCCTGGTTTTGTCTTGCCCGGATAATGCTCTGGATCATTTCCGGCAGCTGTGCCACATTTTTACTCTTGACATAGCGTCTGATCTTCATGGCATCTTCCAGTTCTTTGAAATAGGGTTGGCTCTCTGCCAGAACAATCATAACTTCATTGTCAGCAGCCGACCGCATCAGAAAAACAGAATCATCGGTTGTATAAATTTCTGATGCCACTGTGATAAAGTGCAGTGCAATAGAACCTGTCAATTGACCGATCACAGTTTCATCAATTCGCTGGTCGTAATGAAAATCATATTTGCCGTAACGGAACTTCTTGCTGACAAACAGCTTCCCGAAGACAATGTCCGAAATTGCTTTTGTGATAATAGCACTATCTACAGGCGTATTCCGAATCTCACGGGCAATGTCCTGTTCATCGTCTGTCAGAAATGTATAGGTATCGCCTGCTCTGGAAACATAGTTCTGCGATACCAGTCTGTCCAGCGACTGCTGAATTTCCAGGCGTGTGGAAATCTTATCCGTGCGAATGTCCTCAGCCATAAGAATACTAATATTTTCCACATTCGCTTTCATGTCGTCCACATAGCGTACCAGGTACAGCAGCTTCAGAATATTGACATCGTATGGTTCAATGCCGTCATGATGATCGGCAGCGTCCTGACAACGATCAATGACACGGCGAATCGAACTTTCCAAAAAGGTGTGAACAGTGTCATAAAACAGATAGAACGGCACCAGTGCATATTCATCCTTGTCCTGGATCGCCTGTGCTGCCTCCTGAAAACCGGAAAGCATAGAGCGCTCACCGCCGGAAAGATGCTTTCCGGAATTTCCGTGTTTCCGGATCTCTGCAAGCACATTCTGCATCAGCCGGAACTGATACGGCACAAAGGGATATGTTTCTATAAATTCACCCTCGCCGGAATAACCTTTCAGATCCAGTATCGCACGGCTAAAGGTAAACAGATTTTTCAATACCTGTTGATTTTTTTCGTATTGCTGCCGGAGCAGTTGTTCTGCGGTTTCTGTTTTGGCAAGAATACGCTTTTTGATGACTTCGTCCACCGAGGAAGAACTCAGACTCAGCCGGGTGTTGAAACGTCCTTGTATTTTCGAGAAATCGTTTCCGCTGATCTTGGTAATGCTGTCAATTGCCTCCTGCGAGGTCACCATGACCCACACTCTGCCGCCGCACTGTGTACCGATCTCTTCCACAATCGTCTGCAGATTCAGCATGAGATCAGAATCCGAACCGATGTACTGACCAACTTCATCGATCATAAACAGCAGCCGGTTGTCCTTGCCCTTACGCTCTACATATTCTTTAATTTCCTTGACAAGCTGCTCAATACTCAGCTCAATCTCTTCTTCCCCGTTAAACCAGTTGCGTGCCGCAGTTTCACCCATGTCCAGTGCTTCAGACATTGCTGCTACAATGTCATCCTCAAAAAAAGCAAAGGACTCACGAGAATCCTCCCATGAACCGCCATTGATATTTGCAAAGCATTCCCGAAATTGTTCTGTCTTTCCGGATCTTGAAATGAACTGCTCCAGTTTTGCGACTTTCAGATCATTGCCGTAAAAGCCCTGATGCTCGTAAAATACCTTCGCAAAAACACGCAGGATCGCCGTTTTATCTTTTGTCAAAGGACTCTTGGAATCAATGTTGAAAAGAATTGTTTCTGTCGGAACCTTGACGCAGTTTTCCAGCTGGGCATACATCATCGGATCGTCAAATTTATCTGCAAAATACTGCACTGCTTTTTTTCCGCCAACGGTACGATTGGAAAGCAAATAAGAAAGCATCTTCAAAAAGTGTGATTTACCGCTTCCAAAAAAGCCGGAGATCCACACACCGATTTTGTCGGTCGGCTGCTCCAGCGAATGCTCATAGTGATTCAAAAAAGTATTGAAATGACGCCGCAGTTCCTTTGTGATGACATATTCGGACAATTCCTGCACCATAGAGCGTTCATCGTCCTGTGCCACTTTAATGACACCGTTGATGTCACGATTGATGTCTGACTTGTAGATATTTCGTAATTGCATGAGAAGTCCTCCCTTAGATCATATTAAAAGCACGATAATAGTTCCCGTCCTGAAATTCATCAAAAAGTGAAAGCTCCTGTCCATTGTATGTACCGGGATAGAGCAGCACAACTGGAATGTCTGAAAAGATATGCTGCAAATTGTCCAGAATATTGTGGGAACGCATAAACGGATAAACCTTTCCCACACCGGTAATCAGCAAAATGTCCCCATGCTCGTGGGGTGCATACTGCATTTTTTTTACAAAATCTTCCGGCGAAATTGCCTTTTGCAGTTGCTTCAAGAGATATTCTGAGCCCTTCTTTTTCTCCATAGATGGAATGCTTTTCAGAATACGCTTTTCCTCACATATTTGCAAGAAAATCCGATATAGATCACATTCTTTCAGATGAAACGACTGATTTCCCGTTTGGATCAGATCCGAAAAAAAACTGGAAACCCGCATTTCTTCCTTGGGATCGTAGCAAAATACATGAATACCGACTTCGTTGGACAATCCATGGTTGCTTAAAAACACCTCATCTGAAAATCTCTTTGTTACTTCGTTCAATTGATAAATAATATGATTCATCGCTATACCCTCAAATAAAACAATTAAATGCAGCAAGTGCATCTGCGTCCCCTTTTTTACGTATTGCCTCGTCCAACTCCGGATAAAGATATACTGGCAGCAGGTTCTGCGACCGCACCGTTTCCAGATAACCACACTCCGCCAAAAACCGCACCAGAACTTGTTTCAGCTTTTTTCGTGTCGATTCGCTCCACCCATTCACAGTGGAAACTTTCTCGGAAAGTTCCATAAAAAACACATTTACATCCTTGGCAGAAAAGTCAAGTTCCTGTGAACGATATTTCTCACCGATCACCTCCGTCATGAAATCGTACACAATGCGATTTTCGCACATGATTGCATAGAGGTTGATCTGCTTTGCAACATCCAGCGAAGCATTTGCCAGATGATATACAAGCTCCGGCGCATTCATGGCATCAATGCGCTTAAAGCAAGTGTTCGTGATGCTTTTTATCATCTTTTCCGTCGGAAACTGAAACAAATTTTCAGTAGATATTACATGATATATTTCGTCACAGCTTTCCCCTTGCAGTATCAATGACGAAACGGTTCGGATTTCGTAAAATAAAAACTGTTCTCTGGTGAGACTGCCACTGTAGTGATTTCCTGCCACTATTTTCACATCCTCCTTAATTCACATAAACATATCAAGAAAGCAATGTTTTTCTCAAAATTGATCCTTTTGAGAAAGGTCAAAGCCGAAAGCAGTTGCTAATATTTTATTCTTGACTTTTTAAGACACTATAATTAAATTTATTATACCATAAAAGACGGCATTTTTCAATGTTGCTTTTATTGGTTTGTGAAAATGTACTATATCTAATTCTAACAATATGGATAAAATGCACATGTCACTGGAGGAATTATGGTTATGGCTGAACAGATTACAAAAAGAAAAGACGGGCGCTTCATGGGGCGATTTATTATCGGGCAGAAAAAAGAGAACCAATGAGCGAGGGAAAGAAGAATATCATCGCAGAGCTGATCGAGGAATATGATATCAGGACAGCAAAAGATATTGAGGATGCTCTCAGGGATCTGATGGGCGGCACGATACAGGAAATGCTTGAGGCAGAGCTGGATGAACACTTAGGGTATCGTTCATATGAACGCTCGGACAGCTCCAATTACCGCAATGGAAAGAAAACAAAGAAGATACGTGGAAATTTAGGCGAAACTGAGATCGAAGTGCCGCAGGATCGAGACGGAACATTTGAGCCAAAGGTGGTAAAAAAGCGTCAAAAGGACATCTCCGGCATTGAGCAGAAGATAATCTCTCTGTACGCAAAGGGTATGACAACTCGTCAGATAAGCGATACCATCGAGGAGATCTACGGCTTTGAAGTCAGCGACGGAATGGTATCTGACATCACAGACAGGCTTCTTCCGCAGATAGAAGATTGGCAGAATCGTCCGCTTGATGAGGTGTATCCGATCGTTTTCATCGATGCAGTACACTTTTCAGTGCGTGATAACGGGCAGATCAGGAATCTGGCTGCATATGTGATTCTCGCAGTAAGTCTGACAGGTCACAAGGAAGTTTTATCCATACATATCGGAGAAAACAAAAGTGCAAAATATTGGCTTGGAGTCCTGAATGAGCTGAAAAATCGCGGTGTAAAGGATGTCCTCGTGATATGTGCTGATGGTCTTTCGGGTATGAAAGAAGCCGTAAATACGGCATTTCCACAGACAGAATTACAACGTTGTATCGTTCATCAAGTAAGAAACACGCTGAAATATGTTGGTGCAAAAAACAAGAAAGAGTTTGCCAACGATTTGAAAACCATTTATCACGCACCGTCTGAGGACGCTGCACTTAAGCAGCTTGAACATGTCACAGAAAAGTGGGAGAAAGATTATCCAAACGCCATGAAGAGCTGGTACAAAAACTGGGATGTGATCTCACCGATCTTCAAATTTTCCGCTGACGTGAGAAAGGTAATTTACACTACCAGTACTATGTGGAAGGAAACCACGAAGCCATCATTCCAAAAGATATCTTCTTACGAGTACAGGACGAACTGGTACGCAGGCGAGTGGTCAAAACCAGTGCCAATGGCAAAAAGCGTTGCTACAGTTGTAATCACTGCTTTGCACAGATAGTAATTTGTGGTGATTGTGGTGAAATGTTCCGCAGAATTCACTGGAACAATCGTGGCTGTAAATCAGTTGTTTGGAGATGCATCAGCAGACTGGAATCCACCGGACTGGAGTGTCATGCCAGAACCGTCAATGAAACAATATTGGAAAATGTGGTAGTTCAGGCAATTAACACGCTCCTTGGTGATAAGTCAACATTTCAGGTACAGCTTCAGCAGAATATTGCAAAGGTCATCCGAGATGCACAGAAAAATACCGCTGACGGAATTGACGAGCAACTTATAGAGTTGCAAAAGGAACTGCTACAAAAGGCTAACAGCAAAGAAGCATACGATGAAATTGCCGATCAGATTTTCCAGCTTCGTGAACAGCGTGAAAAATGCACTGTTGACACTGCTGCCAGAGATGCACAGATTGCAAGAATCAATGACCTGCAAGATTACATTAAAAAGCAGCCTGCCAGCCTTACGGATTTCGATGAGACTTTGGTAAAGCGCTGGCTTAAACAAATCATCCTCTGGGATGACCACTTCACGGTGGAGCTCAAGTCCGGACTTAAAATTGATATTGAAGGGTAATGCTTATAGACGCAAAAAGGCTCCTCACCACTGGAATACATCCGGTGATGGGGAGTCTTTATCATTTTAATCCTTATCCCAACGATTAGCATCTGTCCAACGGAAGTTTGGGTCTTTATTTCTTCGTGGGTCATTTTCCCATTCTTCAGCTACACGTTTACTTATTTCTTTATTAAGACGATTCATTTTAGGAGTTTTTTCACCGGTTCCACCATTGAATCCGTTCTTAATCCAATCCTGTCTTTCTTCTTCATAAGCCTCTGATAGCTCCTCATGAGAAGCTCCTTCAACCCATTTTTCAAATTCACTTTTAAATAAATTCCCGAAAAAGCCCATATTTATCCTCCATTCTATGCAGCTTCAGCAAATATACGTCTCTGTACCTTAAGATAAGATTGCAGATTCTTGATAACATCTTTTTCTTCTTCTAAGTCGTCTGCGGCTATTTCTATTTCATTATCACTTGCCAGCTTCATGGTATATTCATAAATTCGTCCTACTAAAACATCAAGTTCTTCTGATGTAAGCTGAATACTGATTTTTGAATAATTTTTGTCAGCTTTCAACGCTTCCAAAGAGCTCATTAGATTATTAATCTTATCAATATCCATCTCCCCCTTGCGAATTGCATCAATATAGCTTTTCAGGCTAGCTCTGAATTCTGTTACAACCTTTGGTTCATGGTTTTTTACTTTATTGCAAACCCAAGCACCAGCGCCAACAGCTACTGCACTCGCCACAACAATTATTGTTTCTTTTTTATGCTGTTTTACAAACTGTAATGCTTTAGCACCAACACCCTGAACCTGCTCTGCTGCTGGTAGGTCAATTGGCTTAAGGTGCTTTACTATTTGTCCCTTATTAGGACCAGTTGCCCACCTTACCACACTACCGATTCTTCGATATATTCCTGTTGCTAATCCTGTTGCTATATCATCAGGAATGAAATATGCATCTTGCACTATTGCCATAAAATACCTCCTTTGGTTTTCTATAATAGGCCTTGTAAATTTCGCGAATTATTTTAATACCAATCCAAACTTGCCCTCATTTCAGCCTCATATTCTGCTTTTATCTCACTTTGATAATCTGCGATAGCGTCAAGCATTGAATCGCAACCGTCAAGAAAATTGATTATTGCTTTAAGGTATGTATATACATTGCTTATATCTAACTCTTTGTTATCAAAACGATATTCCAAACTATAAGATGTTGGGTAGCGGAAGTTGTCCCCATTCTTATCTAATTCGTTAATTTCTTCCAATAAGCCTTCAACTATATCAATAGTTGTAAGGTCTTCGCCAGAATCATTTGCATATTTTTTAATTACTGGTTTAACGTTCTTCCACAAATCTTTCTTTATAAGATGGCTTTTTCGTTTTGAATTAAACACCTTCAGTGGAACGCCATTATCAACTCTACTATAGAACAACCTCTTCAAGCATAATTCAATCGTATTTCTAAACATGAAGATTAGAGGATATAGCTTATCTTCATTGGTGATATTTTGATTCTGATAAATATAATCAATCACCTCAGAATACCCTGCAACTTTAACATGGAAACCTTCGTCAGAAATTCTTTGCCATAAATAACAATTTCCAATTCCATGTGAAGCAAAGACAAAGAACTCCGGTTTTAATTTTCCGTCAAACTCATCTTCTTCTGTAACAATTCCTCTCTCAATGCATTTTTTTACTAACGCATAACCTTGTAGCATATTATTTGCAACATCCACATTGTCTAAAAACTTATCCCTGTATTTAGAAAGGAATTCATCTTCAAAAGGAAATCTGAACATGTCCGATTTTTTATCAACTTCTTCTAATGAATCCAAATATCTAATTAACCAGTCTTCCTCTTCTTCAGTTAGATAATTTTCAAGTCTCACATCAGTATATTTATGAAATAGCATAGAAACATCATGACAGCATGCTTCAAAAGCATCTTCAATATCTCTTTTACGAGGCAAAACTCTGCATAATAAAGCCTTCAATCCTAATTCAATACTATGTCGAACTAAGAATATTCCTGTTAAAAACCACATATCTGATTTAACGTTATCATATCCACTGCCAATCACTTCTTCAAAAGTTTTGTATCCACACTTATAGAACTGATATGACAAAGTCTTATAATCCTCAAAACAATTGTGGCTCCACTTAATTTTCACAGAAGTTTCTTTGTTGTCAATTTTCCAGAAATCCATATCCGAAGCTGGCCAAATCCACGCTGAATCGTTCATGTATTCTCCTCCTTCCATAACATCTATTCCACTGCCCGAAAACGCCTTTACTATCGAGTTGCCGGATTTGTTGTCAACTTTTTTCCTCTTTCAAAAATCACTTCAAAATCCCTGACATCTAATCCACTCACTCAATTTGCGTTATCAAATCCGAGGTCACAACCTGACACACATTTTCGCAGTAGATATGTTCCCCTATAAAATAACCGAGCCTTTTCAATGATTAGGCTTTACATCTCAACTTCCGAAAAAGCCCGGAAATACACCACTTTTTTGCTTTTATTCATCTTTTCTTGACATCAATACCACGCACTCAACGGGACTTTTTTCGTTCCAACAGAAATCGACATATGATTTATCGCCGTACCACACTGGGAATTTGAACTTAATACTTTTTAGGATTCTGCCATTTTCCTGCCGTTCTGGGAATATGTCAATACGCTCGATAAAAGCCCCCATAAACTGTTTCTTTTCTCTGTCGGTAAACTTGTCGTAAAACTTGTCAAAGTGCTCTAGGATACGGTACACACTCTCTGAGGACAGCTTGTCCTGCTGGGCATTGATAATACGTTGCCTGAGCATCTCAATGTTACTGTCCACACTTTCTATTTCAGCATAAAATTTATTGAGTTGTTCTTCCATGTCGGCATACTTTTGCGTGTAGAAATTATCGTCTATATCAAGGTCACTCATTCTCTGCCACAAATGACTTTTTGCCCCAACAAGTTGCTTTCTCTTTTTTTCAAGGATTTCGATTTCTTTTTCAAGTTCTGAGGCATCAGTTTCAGAACTGATTTTTTTATCAAGTGCACTTTTGAACTTTGGATTTTTTGTAAGTTGAGAGATGAACTGCTCAACGGCAGTGTCTATCACGTCTTGTCCCCACTGCTTCTTGTAGTGGCAAGTAATGCCGTCATTAAACCTGCGGTGCTTGCAAGCGTAGTAAAAGTAATCACGGTAGTATTCGCCGTTTTTATTTTTCTTGCGGTTGACGTTTCCGTACATCGGACTACCGCACACCGGACACCTCAGAATGCTTGATAAAATATGCTCATGCTCCAAAGAATGTGTCTTGGGATTTGCCGTACCGTTTTGTTTACGTTTCCTCTGTGCTGCTTCCCACGTGTCAGCTGTGATAATGGCATCGTGGACACCCTCACTAAGCATATAATCGTCTTGCTTAACGGTGTGATACTCCCCTCTCGTTCCTGCCTTTTTCTCGCTTTTACGCCGCCCGTAGGCGATTTTGCCAGCATAAACCGGATTGTCCAGTACGCCTTTGATGAAAGATGCAGCAAAGGTTTCCAGCTTGTTATTCTGCCGCTTTGCTTTGCGGTAGCCGTGCTGGTTGAGATATGATGCAACTGCGTTTATCCCCATTGTAGTAGTGGTAAACTTATCAAAAATGAGCCGTACAATCTCGGCTTCTTTTTCGTCCACAATCAGCTTCTTATCAATTAACTGATAGCCGAACGGAGCAAATCCGCCGTTCCACTCGCCCTGTCTGGCTTTCTGCTTTCGTCCTTCCATAGTCTGGACGAGGATATTTTCACGTTCGATTTCTGCAACAGCTGAAAGTACAGAAATCATCAGTTTTCCGCTATCCTTGGAGCTATCAATGTTGTCCTCAACGCAAATCAGATTGACACCATTATCCTGCATTAGCTGTAGGCTGTTAAGTACGTCAGCTGCATTACGCCCGAATCTGGACAGCTTAAATACAAGCACATATGATACATTATCTTCACCGCTTTTAATTTTTGAGAGCATTTCTTGGAAAGCCAATCTGCCGACAACGTTTTTGCCTGACCTGCCCTCGTCGGTGAACTCCTCGATTATCTGCATACCTTGGTACTCAGCGTATTTATGTAATTTATCACGTTGTGCATTTAGGCTATAGCCGTCAACTTGCATTGCCGTTGACACTCTTGTATATGTGTAGCACCTCACCTTGCCCATTGTCATCACTCCCCTTTTTGTGTTTATCCCTATTATACCACATCACAAGTGTACATTTTTCAAGGAGATTGATTTTTCTTTTTCATTTCTCTGTTTTGCACAAAATCCGACACATAACACTGTGCATTGCAAACAAAAATATAACTAAAAGACCATCAAATCAAGCTTAAAGTAGCTGGTTTGGTGGTCTTTTTTTATGCCTTGTTGCAGGTGGTAGATTTGGTTTTTCCCTTAAACCTTACATATAACAGGTGAAAGAAAAAGAACGATTTTCTTTTGAAAGAAACTGAAAGGAACGATGTAACATGATGTACACAAGCAATAATTTTGATGTCAAAGCTAAAGCGATGAGAAAAGGTGTAAAGCTATATCAGATTGCCCAGCACTGCAACATCAGCGAAAGCACATTTAACCGTAAAATGAGAGGTAAACTCAGTGATGCAGACCGTCAGATGTTTTTGAAAGCAATCGATGAAATCAGTGCAGAAGCTGAAAAATACTATCTTGGATTATAGATAACCTTTACGGTCGTTTTTTACTACAGAGAAAGGAGATGCCGGAGATGAATTGCCGATACAAGTCAGTCCAGCAACAGGACGACAACGTGAAAGTTGAAGTAACTACCGGCGAACATTGTGCAGACTTGCCGGGCGAAAATACAAAAGTGATGGTGGAGTATTACCCTGCTATTGGCAAGAGTGTGGTTACGGTAAGTAACATGTTGAAACGAGCGAAGCACTTCAAAAATGCTGACGATTTGGCGTGTTACTTGCTCGATAATCATAGCAAGCCGAAGCGTAAGCCCGCAACTGCTTCTGAGAGGGGTAATAGTTCCGCCAAAAAAACAACTGTTGAGAACACCAAAAGCATAGGTGTAGATGCTAGTGCGTGTAATGTGGACAATGGCATTGCTGACGTTGATTACAGCACAATTGATGTGGAAACAGGTGAATTATTTAGCTGTCGCACCAGCAAAAGCCTGCATCTGACGTGGGTTCATGTAGGCAAGGAAATCATCGCGAGTTATAAGTGGGACAAGTGCCTGTTTATCACCTGCACCATGGCAAGTCGTCCGTCCTACGATGAAATGAATCGCTTAGCTACTGGTTTCATCAATCGCTTGAAAAAGCAGTTTAAAGATGAATTTCAAGGTATTCACAAATTTCTTGAACCGTGTGAAGATGGCAGCTGGCACGTTCATTACATTGCATGCTTTCACGAGATACCGAAAACGTTTGAGAAGTGGGCAAAAAAGTGGTGGGGAAGAAAGCAAGGCTACGAAAATCCGATGCAAGTTTTGATACGAAAAATCACCAGTCAAGGCGAACTGGAAGCAATAATACGTTATCTCAATCCGTGCTCTGCCAAGAAAGAGCACCGCATTCCATTTTACCCGAAAAATTGCCAGTGTATGCGTGGCTACGGTGATTATGCAATGCCGATAACGGCAACTTGTACATATGGAACGGCAAAAAAAATAGTGGGCGATGAGATGCCCACTAAACGCAAAAATATTAGAGTGACTGATGCCGATACCAACGTTGAGCTATATTATCGCATCGAGTATCACTTCACATCTAATATTATAGCATACTGGCTGGAGCGGTGCTACGATATGGCAGCGGATATACATACAAACGACACGCCACCAGTGCAATCCCCGATGCCAGCATCACCGGAAAAAAGTTTCTGGGAAAATACAAAATGTACGGAGCGTAACACAGCGTTGTGGCAAGATTATAAATACGCAAATACGGAGCGTATGTATGGCTAATTGAGTACAATTTTTACCGTAAAAAAAGCAAGTACCAAAAGTGCTGTCAGAAAATATGGTTGCACTGATTCCGTAGCAAAATTGAAATTAACGACCGCTTGAATTGGTACAAGTAAAACAGAAAGGAGTGAATCAAAATGGAGTATGGATATTGTCGCATCTCCACCCCAAAGCAAAACATAGATAGACAAGTCCGTAACATTCTTCAAGCATATCCTAATGCTAAAATTTACAAGGAAGTTTACACTGGAACGAAAACGACAGGCAGAAAGAAACTGGAAGAAATCGTGAAGCTTGCACGTTCCGGCGACACAATTATTTTTGATAGTGTAAGTCGTATGAGCCGTAATGCTGACGAGGGTGTTGGGCTGTACATGCAGTTATACGACGAGGGTGTCAACCTTGTTTTTATAAAGGAGCCGCACATCAACACGGCGACTTACAGCAAGGCTTTAAGTAGTGCTGAGGGACTGTCTGACACTGGGAATCAGATAGCCGATGAATACATCAAAGCTACTCGCAACGTGCTAAAAATTCTTGCAGAGAATCAGATTCGCCTTGCCTTTGAACAATCGCAAAAAGAGGTGGACGACCTGCATCGGAGAACCGCTGAGGGCATCGAAACTGCACGGAGAAACGGCAAGCAGATAGGACAAGTTGCAGGGCGAAAGTTAAACGTAAAAAAAGCAAAGCCTGCAAAAGAGATTATCCGCAAGCATAACGTAAGCTTCGGCGGTACGCTTAACGATAGCGAGTGTATAACGCTTGCAGGCATCTCACGAAACACGTACTACAAGTACAAACGTGAGCTGCTAGCAGAGATGATGCAATGAGTGCGTTGCTTACCGTTACGCCGTAACGGTAACAGTAACGCTAACGATGCGAATAAGGGGAGATTTTTAAGTGGGGTATCCCCACTTGAAGCCCTCGGCAGAGTGGGTGCAGGGCAACGCCCTTGCCCCTCGGAGAGCCACTTACACTTTTGATGACGGCTAGCCAGTTGTCAAAAGTGATAAGGGGCTACTCTTAAAAAGAGTAGCAGAACCAAGACTTGCAAGTCCAGTGTGAGCTTGCGGATTGGGCAAAAAGACACGCAAAGCCGTGAAAACGGCGAAAATGCGTGCTTTTTGGAAATCAGCAAGCGTGGGACAGTACGATGCAGACAGCTACAGTTGCAAGGCATAGACAGAGGTAGACGGCAATAGGTATAGCAAGTTATACCTATACGTCGGAATCAACGAAAGGAGCGGTATAGATGAAGCGTATCAGTTATGCAAGAGGTAAAGGTAAGCTGAGGCACAACAACAGAGAGATGATTTCGCCGAACGTGGACAAAGCAAGGATTAAAGACAACATCGAGTTAAAACGGCAAAGTTTAGCCGATGCTTATGAGGAAATATTTGGCGATGCGGTGGCAGAATACAACGCAAAGCAACGCCGTTCCGATAGGAAAATTTCAGATTATTTTGAAAAAATGTTTGGCGTGAGAGCCGATACAATGAGAGCCGACACTGTCATCAAAAACGATAACAAACAGCAATCTTTCTATGAGTACGTGGTTGGGGTTGGCACGATGCACGACACAGGATATGCAAGCAGTCCAGAAGCCGCAAAAGTTGCTGTTGAGTGTCTGCGAGAGTACATGGCAGGCTTTGGGGAGCGTAACCCACAGTTCCACGTTTTTAATGCTGTGATACACCAAGATGAAGCTACACCGCACCTGCATTATGATATGATTCCATACGCTGACGGCATGAAAAAAGGTATGACTAGACAGCAAGGCATCAATAAGGCGTTGGAACAAATGGGGTATGGTACAGGCAAGCAGGCAATTGCCAACTTCACGCAATCGGAGCGGAAAGTTTTTCGTGAAATTTGCGAGGCACACGGCATAGAAATTGCCGAAGAAACCAAAGGCAGAGGGCAGACTTACTCTTGCGAGGAGTACCGCCAGACCGCCTATAAAAACAGGGCTGAAATTACAGAACAGGAAGCCGTAAAATCCAAAAATCAAGCAGAAATCGAAACGCAAAATCAGATAATCGCTGACAAAAAAACAGAAGCCGAAAATATGGTTGATGCGTTTACACCTGCACCGACAAAAGTTGAAAAAACTCTTTTTGGCAAAGAAAAAATCATTGAAAAATCAAAAGAAGAAATCGAGTTGGAAAAGCAAATGACAGCTGCAAAAATGGTGTTGTCTGAACGTGATGCGGTTGAAAAAGACAAACAAACAATTGCACAAAAACAATACCAAATCCGGCAGGATAAACAGCAACTGATGCAGGCACAAGCCACCTTACAGCGACAGCAAAAGGCACTCTCTGAGGAGCGAGAAAAACTGAAATATGTTGCCAAAAGCCAAGCCCGCTACGAGGCTGAGAAACTGCTCTCAGAGCGTGGTTACGTCCGCAAGGGTAATCCTGCACAGCAACGACTGATGCAAGCTCAGATGCAAGCACAAGCCGTCAAAGAGCGGAATAAAAATAATGATTTTGATTTAGAGAGGTAAAGAAAAATGAATGTACTAATTAAGCAAACTTGCATGACGTTTGACCCCGACTATGGCACGATTGAGAGTATAAGTTACAGCACTACATTGACCGCAGATATGCCAGTCACTGATGCGATTCTCATTATCACAGACTTCGTGGATAACTGCCTAAAACACGTTGTAAAGCGTAACAATGCTAACTATACCGAGGGGGCGTTGGCATCGGTGTCAACCGACGGTGATACTTACAGTTTTGCGGTAAAGGGCGAACCGAAAAATACAGAAACAGAATTTGATTTCGAGGTGTGATATGGATAGCAATGCAGAATTTGAGCAGTTCATCGATTTTTTAGCAGAGATGCTCGAAAAATACGGAAAAGAAGTTCTTGCAGAAATTGATACAGATACATAATGCAGAAAACACCACTTAATTATTAGCTAAGTGGTGTTCTTGCATAAAATTTAAGAGGGTGGTGAATTACCGCAGTAATACTACCACCCTCTAGTGACTGATTTTTCTGTTGTCCGTTCAACTATGCCGACCCTTACGTTCGGCAGGGGAGCGAGGAATTTCGTTGCCTTCGCCAACGCTCTGTATCTTTCGCAACAGAGTTGGTCATGAATGTGACCACCGGATTGAATCGTGTCAGCCCACGCTGTTATTATCATTATACGCTAAAACGCAAGAAAAATCAACTGAAACTATCAAATATGGAGTAAGTCGCCCTACATTCTGCAAATTAAGTCAACTCATCAAGGTTTATATCTATGTCAATATGCTCGTCTGGAAGTTGGGACAAAAGAACCACGCACTCAACGTGCCTCGATACCCTTGAATTGATAACATACGCTGACTTGTTTCCACGGAGATACGTCTTTGGGAACAAATCAGCGATTTTCCCGTTCTTGGGAAGAAGTCGAGTGTGAATGTATATTCTACGCCAATTTGTTTCAATGATTTGATTTGTGATTGAATCTCAGGAATTATCATTTCACGCATTTCTCTTTGACACCATAATTCTCGTGCGAATCCCCGAACAAACGCACTTTCGCTGACAAAATCAGAATGACTAACAAACTGAAAATCCATGCTGATGACAAAATAATCCTCGCTTAAATAGGAAGCTAACGCACGAATTATCGTCGTCTTCCCATACTATCTTCCTCGATTGATTGTAAAATAATCCCCACGGTCGATCATTTTTTTGATCTCCGCAAGTCTAGAATCCAGATTGACCATATAATGCTGCTGCGGATTGCAGGAACCCGTAATATTAAAAATTCTCTCCATAGTCATCACCCTTTCGCATCGTGATTTACTTGTTATTGAAATTATACCACAAAAAAACTGAAATTGCAAGCAGTGTGAAAGAAAAAGCTTGAAAACTCAAATATAAGTTTTCAAGCTTTTATGGTTTAAATCCGGTCGTCGCAACTGGAAACGCACGTCACAAATGATACAATGCACACCCGAAAAGCAAAGGGAGTGCGTTCTGCACCCCACACTCCTCAAATTTCCTGCACCAACTCCGTCCCATCTTTCAAAACAAACACGATTTTTCCATCTCGATGCACCACTGCTTTTTCTACAGCAGCCAGCCACAATTGTGTATCAAATTCCGGCAGCATCCCATCTTGTCCGTTCAATACTCTTTGAAAGCCCTGAATCTGTTCCCGTCTTGCCAACCGCTCTGCTCGCCGTTCCTGCAGAGCGGTTTCTTGTTTCTGCAGCGGTTCATACTGTCCCACAAGTGCCTGATACCGTTCCTCATACTTTTCCTGATCCTGCACAATTTCACTGTTCTCCCGAACATATCCCTGTACCTGTTCCGAAATTTGCATTTTCTGCATTTCCAGTTCCTGTAATTGATACTCCAAATCCGTACAGTCCGTGAGCAATTCCAGCATCACCTGACAGTTTTCCAGAATCGCTTTCCGCTTTTGCAGCAATTCCTGAACGGCTGCCTGAAACCGCTGCTGTATGACGCTCTCCTGCAAATGGGGTGTCTGGCATTTGCACACCCCTTGGAATTTGTGATTGCACTGCCAGATCACCTGCCGGTATTTGCTGTTGGAATGCCAGACCTTTGCTCCGAAGAAATTTCCACAGTCACCGCAGACAAGCCGTGCAGCAAATACGCTCTTTCCATTGTACTGCCGCCGTAGATTTTGCCTCCGCAGCAATTCTGCCTGCACCAGTTCAAATTCCTCCGGCTCTATGATGGCAGGGTGACTTTCCTCAATGTAGTATTGGGGCACTTCACCCTCATTCACCTTAGATTTTTTCGTGAGGAAATCCACCGTAAATCTCTTTTGCAATAGAGCAGAACCCTTGTATTTTTCATTGGTCAGGATGCTTTTCACTGTGCTGGAACACCATTGTTCCTTGCCGGCAGGTGTCGGAACGCCCTGTTCTGTCAATGTTCTCGCAATGCCAGTCGGCGTTTTCCCCTCCATAAACCAACGGTAGATGTTCCGAACAATCTCCGCCTCCTCCGGCACAATTTCCGGCAAGCCATCTGCTCCTTTTCGATAGCCCAGAAAATGCTTGTACGGCAGGCTGACCTTGCCATCCGCCATTCGCTTTCGCTGTCCCCAAGTTACATTTTCCGAAATAGAACGGCTCTCCTCCTGTGCCAGACTGGACATGATGGTGATCAGCAGCTCGCCCTTGGAATCCAGCGTGTAGATGTTTTCTTTCTCAAAAAACACCTCCACGCCTTTTTCTTTCAGCTTTCGTACAGTCGTCAAAGAATCTACGGTGTTTCGTGCAAACCGGCTGACCGACTTGGTGACAATCAAATCGATTTTGCCATCCAGAGCATCTGCCACCATGCGATTAAAGCCATCCCGATGTTTGGTATTCAGGGCAGAAATGCCCTCATCGGTGTAGACTGCAACAAACTCCCAGTCTGCCCGTTCCTGAATGTACTTGGTGTAGCGATCTACCTGTGCAGCATAAGAGGTCTGCTGCTCCTCGGAATCTGTGGAAACTCTGGCATAGGCTGCCACTCTGCGTTTCTGAACCTTGGTTTCCGGCAAATGCGTTATGGGATGAAACTTTGCCGGTATTTTTAGGACTGTCGCCATTTTTTCTGCCTCGCTTTCTCTCGCATTTCCGCCGTCCAGCTTTCCGAACGGGAACGGTCTTTCCAAGATACGGTTTGTTCCGTTCCGTCCGAAAAGCAGAATTGCAGTTCATTGGGTGCAGGAATCTGAATCTGTTCGATTTGTTCCGCAAATCGCTCCGCATCAAATTCCGATATTTCCAAAACATCACAGCAGGCAGAAATCAGCGTATTTTCCGGAATCTGTTTTGCCGTTGGACAGTATTTTTTCCCTTTGGTGTTGTAAGTGGAACAAATCCAGACCACACCGGTCACAGTCGTTTTTCTGCGGTAATACTTGCCGCAGCAGGCACACCGTATTTTCTGCGTAAATGGATATCGGTTTGTGGTACAGGAACCGGCATATTTTTTCTGCCGTTCCGCCATTTGTTTCTGCACCGCATCAAACTGTTCCTGCGAAATGATGGCTTCATGCGAACCGGCAACAAAATACTGCGGAAGCTGTCCGATGTTAGCCACCTTTTTCTTGGTAATGTGATTTTCCCGAAAACTTTTTTGCAGCAACAGGTTTCCGGTGTACTTTTCATTGCGGAGCGTTCGCCTTACGTCCTCTGTCGTCCATGCACAGCCACGCACCGTGCATATCTGCTGTTCGTTCAGTTTCTTGGCAATTGCCAGCTTGCCCATACCAGACAGATAATATAGAAAAATCATTTTGACGATTTCCGCCTCCTCCGGTACAATTTCCAGTTTTCCGGACTTGGTTCGCCGGTAGCCCAGCATTCGCATACTCCCGACTTTTCCCTGTTCAAAGTCCTTTCGCATCTGCCACTTTTTGTTCTCGCTGGCAGAATAGCTTTCCTCCTGTGCGTAAGATGCCAGAATGGAAAGCATCAGCTCGCCGTCTGAACTCATGGAATGAATCCGCTGTTCCTCGAAATAGACATCAACGCCCAGTGTTTTCAGTTCCCGTACCGTTTCCAGCAGGGTGACCGTGTTTCGTGCAAAACGGGAAATGGACTTTGTCAGAATCAAGTCAATTTCTCCCCGCCGGCATCGATTCAGCAGCTTTTGAAATTCTGCACGATTTTCCTTTGTTCCCGTCAATGCCTCATCTGCATAAACACCGCAGAACAGCCACTCCGGATTGCTCTGGATCAGCTGATTGTAATAGCTGACCTGTGCCGACAGAGAATGGAGCATGGCATCCTTTCCGCTGGACACTCTGGCATAGGCTGCCGTCCGTTTCAACAGGAACGGCTTTTTCTGTGGAAATGCAACTTTTTGTATCACTCGTGCCGTGATAATCTCCCCCTTTCCGATGACATATTACCGTACGATCGGGCAGGAGTCAAGGAATATACTGCACAAAGATATGCCGGAACGTTCGGCAATTATGGTGTTGATTTTTTGGAATTCCTCCGGCGTGACCAATCCAGCATGCATCCAGCTTTTCAAAATCGAAACTGTGGTTTGATACGTAATGATCTTATGGTAATGTTCTTTTTCCATGACACATTTCCTTTCTGTACTTCCCATAGCAAAGACGGGAACAATATTTTCGGTGCGAACTGGGATAGGCAAAAAACGGCTCCTTGCAGATAGGGCAGAGCTGCTGTAATTTGCCGTTCCCCGATACAGCATGGTGATTCCACCAAGTATTGTGGCATTGTGTGGAACAGAATCGTTTCGGTTTTCGTTGCGGTGTCTGCACAACAGAACGCCCACACTGCGGACAGTGTGGGCAGGATTCGCTTCCTCTCTGCCGTTTGCAGAAAGAAGCCACGGTGTTGACAGACAGCCCTAATTGGGCTGCGATTTTCTTGTAGCCCAGACCGCTGCTGTGCAGCTGCCGGATCTGGTCTTTTTGTTCTGCATTCATCCAATCACCC